CGTGATCAACTCCGCGGCGCAAGTCATCACCAAACAGGCTGCCATTGTCAATTATGGCTCACTCACCGATTCCAGTCTGGGTGTGGGAAAGTGCGGTTCGCAACTGCTGACAAATGTTGACGGAAAGATATACTACATGGGCGCCTTCGCTGCGATGCGTGTTTTTGCAAGTGAGTACGTCTTCACCATCGCTACCATCGAGGAGTGGAATGCTGCCATGGAAGCCCTTGAGACTGCGTCCAAGCCGTGTGCCGGGCCCAGCCCCAAGTATATTGCTCCCGCTACGTTTGTCTTGCCGAAAGGACAACAAGCCAGAGTTGACGCGGAGATTCCACGCAGGCTCGAACGCTATTTCCAACAACAACCCCACGATAAGGTGTCTTTTCTACCCAAGGGCCCTGCCTACCGCTATTTGCACTCAGTTCCTGGGAACCACACTACGGTGGACACCAAGGAAAAACGCTACCCGCTGTTGGGCAGCGCGTTTGAGGAGGTTTTTGGCAATCTGAAGATGCCCGCCTTCCCTGCAGACTATATAGTGGAGAACTTTGCCGAGCACATTCCCCCGGATGCTAATGGCAAATTGCATGCTTTCAACATTAGGCTAGATAAAGGCAACAGCAACGTAGCCTGGCTCCCCGGCACGGACCGTGAGCAGCATGCACTGTTAATTGCTGGCCAGGCCTATGAGCTAGGCCTCTCGTACCGAACGAGGCTCGGCTACCCGCGTTGCGAACCTCTCACTGTGAGGGATGCCATTTGGGGCAACGGCACGGTTGACCCAATGAAACGAACCACATCTGCCGGTGCCGTTTTTCAAATGCTCTTCCGGACTGCCGACAAAGGGCACATTTGGGGCCCTGAGCCTGGGCAGTTCATCGGTCCTGCGGGTGTTTTTATGCAGGACATGATCGAGAGGCAATGGGAAGGTTGGAAAGAGTCACGGTTACTTTTCCTGCCATCCTCAATCTCACTGAAATCTGAGAACCTGCCCGTTGAGAAGGCCTGGAAGAAGAGGCTCATCAACGTGATTGACCCAGTCACTTTGATTAACCAACGCCGGCTGTTGATGCCGTTGCAAAAAGCATTCACAACACTGGGTCACGACAACCCGTTCCAGATAACACTGAATCCACTGGTTGACTACCACTGGATTGGCCAGAGGCTCGCCAAACACCCTAATCGAGCTGCTCTCGACATCAGCAGTTTTGACCTGTCTGTCCCCCTTGAGTTGCTGGAAGCTGGAGCGCAATTTGACTCAGCGGTTTCAGGTGCTGGGCCAACTTTGGCCGCGATGCACGAGGCCTGCGCGCAAACCATTGCTTTCGTGCCGACCCTTGTGGGCAAGGTCTTGGTTTCAAAAGAAGGCGGGGTTGCATCGGGCATTTCTAACACTTCCTACGTTGACTCGCGCATTGTGCTTGTTATGCTGTACCACTATTCGGTTAGGTTCTGCCCAACTGATGTGCTTCCGGTACGCTACTTTTCCGAGAACGTGGAGAGCATCCACGGCGGAGATGACACTGCCATGTCGTGGAGCGACGAGATTGCCGGACGCGGCTTTAGTGCCATTGATTTCTGCAACTATGCCAAGACTCGCTGGAACATGGTGATTACTCCGCCCACCAAAGCAGATGGCGGAATCGTGGCGGATTGCCGCGTGCCACTGACTGAGATCAGTTTCTGTTCGCGCAAATTCACTATTTTGCCTGGCCACCATTTCTTCACAGGCAGACTCAAGCCGGAAGCTATGTCTTCGGCTCTATGCTGGACCAAACTCACCGATGAAAGCCTAGTGCCAATTACCCTGCAAGAACTTGCCTGGGAGTTCTGTGCTTGGGACGACAGAAAGTACGAGGATTTCTGCCGGATTGCGGTGCGCAAACGCCTGGGCCTCGACCTGAGGCCCATCGCGGAGATGCGCTCAATTCTGCGTGATCGGATTGTACTCGCAAAAACGCAGGGAGTCATGACGAAGCGAGAGG